TAAAGCCAACGTCTTCGTTGTTGGCGACCTTTTTCTTGATCTGCCGTAACGGTGTTCTCATAGCAGAACACAATAGGATCATATGATCTACTGCGTCCTGTTTCTCTGGATAATGAGAGTCTGCCGTAGCTACTGATTGAAAACCGTATTTTTTAGCTATATATCTCAACCCCTGAGCTACCAGTCTGGCGGCTGGAGAATTCTCTTCATCTATACATTGGATTTCGATAAAGAAATTTTCCTTACCAAAGATATCTCTGTAGCGGTTTGCTAGAGCCAGAGCCTTTTTATCCCAATTGGAATCTATATGCTCTTTTACCTCTTCTTCTGTGGAGGCTTTGTATGCAGCTTTTGGGTCAGTAAAGATAACATTTGCTAAATCACTACCAAGATGCCCACTAAATGAGATGAGATTACCATCGACATATTCGCTAAGTATATCCAGATCCAATCGAGGCTTGAAGTAAAACAGCTCTTCGTCATTACTTCTTGACGTGGCTTCAATCAGTCTTTTCCATCCCTGCTGATTCTTGGCAAGAACAACCAGATGGCTTAAAGACCTGTTGTCTGAATCTCTAATAGTAGCATCTTGTTGGCTTAGATAGAATTCACAACCAAGTACGGGTTTTACTGAATTATCTTGGCAGGCTTTTGTGAACGAGACTGCCCCAGAGATCGTCCCGTGGTCTGTGATAGCGCACGCCTTGTAGCCAAGCTCTGCACAGCGAGAGGCGACCTGAGAGGGCTTTGAGAGGCCGTCTAGGAGGCTATAGTGCGTGTGCAGATGTAGAGGGTTCCAACTCATTTTTTGTCCGTATCCGCTAACCTTCCACCGCCGTCACCATAGGTGGCCAGCTTGCTAACATCACCATGTTCAGCAACAACTTTGGCCACACCCTTTTTTCGCACTTCATCACGCATGTGTTGACAAAGGCTTTTTTTAGCCCCCGGCTTATATGGTTCGCTAAATTTGCAAAGCTTTTGACACTTCCAGTGTTTGTTTCCATCGGAAAGTAATTTTGGGCGTTCACATTTTTTTATTTGTAGGAACTTCTTCTTTAAGATCTGTTCCGCTTTTTCATAGTCGTCATCATCAAAACACATGGAAAATAAACCACCGGAATTGATGTAGAATATGCTTACAGAAAAGTCTGCGTCTGGATACATATTCCTTAAGGCATAATAATAAAGGAGGAGTTGCGTATCTTTCTGAAGAGACTCTAGTGTCTTCTCCTCTCCCGTAGCCCAGTTGATTCTTTTTCCAGTCTTGTAATCAAGTATCTCAAAGTAGGATTCGTCGTGCTGAATGATTACATCGACCGTGCCTTTTATTGAGAGATAGCCCTCTATCTTTTCTTTTCCAACCCTGTAAGAGTATTTTGCCCAAGGTTTTTTAATTTCAATGTCAAAGAACTTTTCAGTAGCAAATATGTTTTGATTTCTTGGGTCGCAGAAACCGTCTTGATATGCTACCGCCTTCTCTGTCCATTTAGTACATGTTTTTAAATCTGCTTTGGTTAGTGTTACTTCGGGGAAGTGTCCTTGATAATAGTCGAACGCCTTCTCTGTGATCTTTGGAAGGTTATTGCAATCTTGAACTTTGAACCTTCCAAGTTCCTCGTCAGTAAAACTTTTGTTACCACGAAGGGTGCAGAGCTTCTGATCACCAAGAAGCTGTAAAGCCTTATGGACAATAGTACCCATCAAAGCTTTTTTATTAGTTTTATCCTTCAGGCCAAGATTGTACTGAAGGAAATACTTCTGTTCGCAGAATTCTAGTGTTCCTAGACTACTGCTTCTGTGGTAGCAAACTATCATCTAATGGATCTAACTCTGTTGTGATTAGGTTATACATATCTGCATGTGAAATAAAGCCATTGTTTCCTTCTGGCTCACCCTTTTTAATAAATCTAGCTTCTTCAAAATAACTATCCCTGTCTTTTTGTCCAATGATCCATATTCTTTTGGGTTCCCTGCCGTCAAACTGGATACTGACAAAAATATATAAATCTAATCCCTTCTTATCAGCCTGATGCCTGCTGGAAGCAGCAACAGAAACATCATAGAAAGGCTTAGGCTCAACTGTTCGTCTTTTAGTTTTAACCTCAACCCTTCTGTCGGATTTTGATAGATCATGACCGTACTTAGCGTCACCCTCATCGTTACTGATGATATCGGCGTCAATATAGGCAGCGACTGCCTCTTCTCCCAAGTAACCAGCGAAATTGCCCTTGCCCTTGAGGATAGAGTTATTGATCTGGCCAAGAGACTTTGCTTTGCTCTTGGCGGATTTTACCATCTCTTTAGTAAAGGGAATCTCTACTATGAGTCCTTCTTTTTTAGCCATCCCCATTCTCTCAATACTTCCATTACCTTAATGTTTGTTTCGTTTATATCAAAGTTTTGATTGTCAATTACCGCATCGAAATTTTCGTAGTTATCTAGTGCGATTTCGCTGGGATGCGCGTCTTCATGAGGCTTTCTTGTTAGCCGTATAACTTTACCGCCAGCCTTTTGAATTGCCTCAACCTCATTTTCAAATCGCACATCTGGAACGATGGCAAGCTGTGTTCCGCTTGCGACGATTTGTTTCATGCATAGGTCTACCCATACCTGATCTTTTATCTTTCTACAGATGTTAGTGCCAAAATACTGTAGAAATTCTCTGGCTGACATGAAGCCCTTTACCTTTTCTTCAAGTCCCGGCATCTTTTTCCACTTAATGCTGGTGGGGCTGTTCTTGTCTTCGTCTGTTCCAAAGCACTGTTCTTCGGTTAAGTCGAACAGTTGCATCGCAATGACTTTTAACGGGTCAGCAAAACTGAACGATCTCACATAAGGCCATATCATTGCGGAAGCAAATTCTGTAAAGGCGGGGTCTCGTCTCTCAAGATCTATTTCGCCAACACCCTGAACTTCTTCTCCATCGTCGTTTATCTCAACAGCGTTAACAATTACACGACCCTGTTCGTTCATCATGAACGTTTCTATAACATCATGATACCGCATTTGGTATCCATGAATGAAGTTGGACGTGGTTGTTTTGCCACTTTGTTTTACGCCAGACAAACCAAGGATGTGCTGTTCCATTATGAAAATCCCTTTAGCTGTGGTTTTATTTCCGTTTCTATCTGTTCAACCGTCATGTCGCCAACGTCTTTGTGACTGTATTCCGGTTCAATGATATTGAATATTCTTGAACACTTGTCTTTGATTGAATTCCTAGCCTTTTTTCCGGCTTCATCATTGTCTGTTAATACTACTAAGTTAAAAGCGCCAGAGGTTTCCAGCGTTCTACATTGTGAGTCACTTAGGCTAGAACCAAATATACCAACAGTGTTTTCCAAGCCAGCCTCATGAAGTCTCCAAACGTCGCCTTGACCCTCTACCAAAATTATCGTCTTTGTTTCTCTGATTTTTTCCTTGGCAAGCCAGTAACCATAAAGGTAGGAGCCAGTGTGAAAATGCTTAGAATTAATCCACTTTCTGCCATTGTAGTTCTCGTTTTGAACTCTTCCAACGCATCCGACCATATAGGAAAAGTCGTCATCATAAACAGGAGCCACCACTCTATTATACATTGGCTTGTTCCTGTCTAGACACACTCCAACATCAAATTTGTCTAAAATATTTTGATCGAACCCACGGTTAATATAGTAAGAAGCTGGTCTGGTCAAGGACTTCCTGACATCTTCCCGTGAAATGTTTGTGCTGCTCTTTTTTGATTTTCTTTCGACGGCTTTTGTAAATTTGTCGAAGACACTATATTTTTCGTCTTTTGACGCCTCTTTAAGATCTTCGGCAGATGTCTCAACAAACTTGACAGCAAATTTTATAACATGAGGAAATTTTGATTTGTTTTTATGTTCTTCGGACGACTGCATCAAGGCTTGAACTAGACCAAGCATATCATGTGAATGTGACTTTTCACACCCTCTTGTCCAACATCTCCATAATCCATACATCTCATCATCGGGGTCGGTGCAAATAGAAAATGCCGAAGGGTTATCAGCTCCTTCATGTATGGGACAGGTCATTGATATGTATGATTCATAGTCAGCATAAGCTATGTTAAAATATTCTACCAGATCCCTAGCTTTGTCTGCAAGCTTTTTATTGAGAACTATTTTTTCTTGACGGGTTAGCGATTTATTAAAACGGCTTTTCTTCGTCATTGATTTTGTGGTCAAAACCATCTTTACCTTTTCTGTTCTTTAATAGCAATTCATTCTTTGTTTCTTTTTCTACTACCTTGCCGACTTCACCCTGCATGGAAATATTAATGTAGTCATAACTATCTGACAATCCTCCTCCATGTCTAGCTACAATAGGCACAAGTTTTCTGTTTCCACTTTTCCCTTGATCTTCTGCCACCTCTTCATCAGACTTGCTTTTAAAGATGCTAAAACTGCTACATAGCCAAATTAATCTGTCTGATCCACTTACTACCTCAGTTGATTCTTTTGTAACACCGTCTCGGTTAAGCTGGACAAAAGCAAGACACGGAACGTCGTACTGAACGGTGAAGTTGTGTAGCTGAGTGATTTGAAAACCCAGAACCTGAAACTCGGCAAGGTTGTCATTTATCTGACCTGAGTTCATCAGCTTCAGATAATCGTATATCAACATGCAGTCTTTGGTTCTTCCGTTCTCATCAAAACCTACATTCTTTATGATCCACCTTCTTATTATGGATAATGTTTCCTCAAAAGGTTTACCGGCAATACTTATATAATCAAAGGGTATGTCTTTGAGTTTTTCAGAAGCCTGATGCACTCTCTCTTTTCCACCAGATATATTTGCAAAATTTCCAGTAGAAATGTCGTTGATCTCAATTCCGCTAAAGTTGGCAAGCAGTCTGTTCCAATGATCCTCTTTAGACATCTCTGTGTCCAACATCAATACCGGAACGCCTAGATTTCCAGCGATATGCATGGCAAAGTTATCTGCCAGCATACTCTTACCAGTTTTTGGACGTGCGGCTATAAGGTCTACGCACTTTCGACGAAAACCCCCTCCAATCGCTGTGTCAAACCGTGTAAAGCCACTGCTTAACCCAAGCATTTCGCAAGGATTTTCTTCTAGGTGGGAAATATACTCATCAATCTCTTCGCCTAGAGTTACAGGTCTGTCATCTACTGAATCATTGAGAGCGGCAGATAGCTCGAAGAATGGGGTTTCCCCAATGCTAATAAGCTCGTCAATGCTTTCATCACCGCTAACGTCGGATATGTCAGCCTGTACACGTTTTGCTCTAGACCGAATGTCCCTAGCTATTTCTAGTTTTTTAATCTTGACCGCATGATGACGAACATTTTCTAGATCAATATCTAAATTGGTTATTGACCTTACATGATTGGTCGATATCTTCTTGTCGAACGCAGACTCGAAACCTAAACTGGAGGCAGCACTCAAGACAGAAGGAAGGTCTACAGAGCTACTTGTTTCCAATACTTTCTTTAAGCAGGAAT